AATACGCTCAACTTCGCGAGCAGCAGCCAGAGTCTCCTCTAGGCGACGCGCACGCTCCTGCGCGGCAGTCTCAGATTCCGGCTCTCGCATACGCTCCTCCACATTAATAGGGCGAATCTTACGATTGAACTGAGTTTCAATATCACCATAGCACTTATTACAATATTTTACAAGATCCTGAATCTGTTCCTTAATCTTATTTTTGTCGCAACCCTCTGTGAGAATTTGCAAGATGATTTCACGCGCACCCCCCGCAAACACCTGTGCGACCTGCGCCTTTGCCACCGCAAAACGAGTACTTTTTTCGGATCGTTGAAGAGTATAGCGCCAATCCACTTCATTGAGTTCACCCAACATAAACTTCACACGCATAACACGAAGTTTCTCATCATTGTCCTGATTCTCTACACGTGCGGTGTCCTCTGCTTCTAGCATCAGACGCCACGCTTCCGAAAGGTAGCAATTAATAGGCGTGCGCCATAGGGGTCCTGCTAGTGCACGAATGATATCACGGTCCGCCGCACATCCGTGCTGTAGCGGGTTCTCTGTTGGGTCCCTGCCCTGGCTACGCAGCCAGTCAAAGTAGTGAGGATTATGAACTGGTCCTGCCGCCATCTTACCGGTTCGCCAACTGAATCCTGTATTACACTGCGTACACCACATCTGGTCACAGCCCTCAATCTTACAAATACTTACACCGCACTTCGGACACGACTTTGCCTCCGCCTTGAGCAACGTTGCCGTCGCCACCTTATCAGGATCACAATGATGGTTCGGATCTTCACGCAAATCACCCTTCAGATCATGACAGTCAGGGCAAGTATATTTATCGCAAAGTCCACATTTCCACGCCGTGGAGAGAAATCCTTTACAGTCTGGCGCAGGGCAGGGCTTAATAAAGGCGGTAGGCGCAACTTTGGGCTTCGGTGCCTCTCCCGTATTTGGCGCAGGGGTTGCCATAGGATCAATAAGCCGTTCACGACCATACGTTGTGATAACCTGATCAATGTTGGAAATCATATCGTACGCTGCCGATAGTTCACGCCCAATACGACGCGACTCCTCGCGAGCAGCAGAAAGCCGCGCCTCTGCCGCCGCCTTTCGCGCAATCGCCGCACGAACTTCCGCCGCATCCGCCTGCGTTACAGGAAGTTTTGACTTTTCACGGTCCGCTAGTACCTTCTCACGGTGCTCCTTATACGTCTTAAGTCGAAATGTAGATGTCATCTCGCCGTCTAAGAAATTACGTTCCCAGCCGCGGTCACACTCCGTATTAATACAACGAGGTACATCGGCGACCTCGTTGAGTAGGTAAGTTTGAAGGCAAGTACGACATATCTGAATTTCGCAATGCGGACATGTTGTAGATGAACGGGTTGTCTGATTGAACTTATCAAAGCAGACCGAGCATGTAGGTTTAGGAATTCTAGGAGGCATCTTTACCTAACTCATTCTTTATAGGTAACGAGGTTCAATTTTTGTCAGTTTAATAGCATTATAATACTTTCAGGCAATTCATCCTCGCGGAAGGTGAAGCCTGTTGTCTTACGATTCTGTAAAGGAATGCCATTTACATCAAGAACAATATAATTTGGAATCTCAGCCTTCGATTCTTCAATTATATCATGTACTGCTTCAATCCGACTTTTAGCCGAATTATAATGTGTCTTAATAATATTCACTTGTAGTGCCTTTGCTAATGTTATCCACTCCTCCTGTGTACCATTAAATATCTGATCAGGTTTAATAAACTTTGCTAATTGCATTACTTGATTGAGAAATGCGCGCTTATCCATCGCTAAATAAGGACTAACTACAATACGATACATCACTTCTTTCCAGTCCTCAGGGAGTTCAATCGATGACTCGTCAATTCCTACCTCCTCAGGATATGTCAATCCCGCAGTATAATCGGTTGGTTGACGTTTGCTATATCCCAAAATGTCGTAGAGTAATTGCGTTCCGCGACCGATTGCCGAAAACAGGAGTGAACTATTCTCGTAGCGGAATTCATTGCTCTGTAAAGGTTTCAATCGGCTGACCGTATGATTGAGAATCTCCATTGCCCTACCAAATGTACGTAAGAGTTCATCCGTAAGGCGCGCTGACATTAAATGTACCGGATCGACCGATTTATACCGTTCGGTTGATGTTGTATGAATAAGGCACTGTCTTAGGGGCGCGGCATCCTCAGACCACGAGCATCCCTCAATACAATCGGTTGCCTTCGTAATTTGTGTACATTCGCGACGTAATACCGACGGCTTTGCCACCGGACGAGCATCGTCGCGTTTGACCCACTGTTTGACATAGGGGTATAAAAGCGCATCAAGGCGACGCTGGAGTTCGAACAATGGTAGACGACGGCGCGCTTGGCGTAGGGCTTCGATTTGCGCCTTGAGTTTACGTCCCTGCTCTTTATCAGCAGGATTTTGAAAATTTCCTGCTATAAACTCCGATAGAGTAATACGCAAATGCTGATAAGCCTCATCTAATTCCTCCTCCTTCGTAGCTGTCTCCAGCGATTTAATAGGTGCTGTCGGCGTCATCAGTGCTAAATCTGCGAGCCACGGCTCGAGCCCCGCTTTGAGGAGAAGTGCCGGCTCTGCGAGTAAATTACTATAACACGACTCCTTGAGTATAGGTGCGCCACGAGGCAGCGGCGCAATCGGAATTGTAATACCGCAGAGTAAGTCTAATCCAATATACTCAGTATTTGCTTCATTAATGCGCAGTGCCTTAGGAAGAAGACCCTCCGCTTTTACCGACTTAATATCGCATATACTCATATTTGTAAAGTAGTTCTTATATACGGTTTCTATCGTCGGTGGGGGGAATAGTGATTCCTCGCCGTATACACTCGTACATTGGGGTAGAATGAGTCCGTCGTCTACGCACGGTGTATAGAGCTTTGTCTTATCCTCTTGAACTTCAATAGTGCCGACAAGGCGATTACTACGATCGCGTAGCAACCTTTGCGGTGTCTTTATGCTGTTAAGATCTGATAAACTCGGCGGTGGGAACTCCATTTGACGCACCGGCAGCCACGGATGAACCGAAGGTGCCGACCGTCCACAACCTTCCTCCGAAATATAGTCCTCAATAAACTGTTGTAGCGGTACTTTTATCTTTGGTGGCAACGTCTCCATACCAACACCCTGAAAGTGAAGAACTCCGTACATCTTCTTATCAGTCTCCGTCTTACCATCATATAATATAAGCGGATCATAGTTTCCAGTCACTTCATCTTCAACTAAAAATAAGAAATACGGCGGATACTCTTTATTATAAATCGAAATGCCAAACTGCGGGCATAGTAGCTTCGGTTCATCATTTTTATTTTTGGGGACGCGAATACGCACTAAGAGAACTCCATGCTTTGTAAAAATACCTGGAATTGCTAACAATGATTCCCAAAGCCTGAGGTCTTTCGGCGTTTTGGTATCGGCAACATACGCCTTGAATTGGTGCCACGCATAATAAAATGCCTTGGCGGCTGCGGGAATTTCTCCGCCTTCCGTGGGAAGTAGATTCATCATTTGGCACCACGCTTGAATATCACCGGTTGTTGCCTCTGCCTTTGTGGTCGCAAATTCGTGTATCAGCGTTCCGTAGTTCGCCTGCTCAAATGCGCGTGCTATAAACGGTTCCTGTGTACCGCTCATTTTTGCCTCTATCATTGTCTTTACCATCTCCTCTGATTGTATCGCATTATCATCGCGATGAAGTGCGAATTCGTTTGTAGCATACTCTGCCCACGCGAGCAGCCCAAAGAAATTCTTGCCTGGCTCTCTCTGGCTGTGACCAATACCATAGCGTATAAATGCTTGCGCGGCAGTCTTATTCTCGCGATACGGTAACAAATGCGAGTTCGTCTCTTGTTGACCGACGCCGCGATTCTTTGTCAGAAAATCATCAGGATTTTGCCCAATGAATTTATTGACCGATGCCGGCGGAACGGCAATTGCGCCCTTTTCTAACTCGAACCAATCTAACTTAATACGACCTAATACATTTTGATTCGGAATATACCAAGTTCTGGCAATTGGCGAGAATGGTTTACTACGATTGACAATATCCTTTGTCTGAACAGGTGCGACGGGCTCTGCGGCGACTATAGGTTCTGCCGGCTCCTCTGCAGACTCTTCTGCCGCTTCGTCTGGTTCTACAGGCTCTGGCTCAATATCCTTCACCGCCGATTTTGCTCCCTCAGGCACCGAAAGATGTTTTGGCTCTAAGAAACAGCACGGCAGGGCAAACTTATCAGGATGATGAATATCGTCTAAGAAACCTGAATATTTCGCAACCTTTCCTGATGTTGGCGTAGAAGTCGGTCTCTGTAAAACCGTCTCTCCTATTGCCGGCTCTAACGGATTGGTCAACTTCGTTCCGCGGCAGAAAGGGCACGACTTCGGCGCTTTCGGTTTCCCGTCATATCCTACCGTTCCTTCGTATTCCGATTCCAGAATGGGTAGATCATCACGAACGCACCAGAATTCCGTACAAATATAATTATTAATATGTTTTGTATCCGTACCCGTTTGTGTCACAATCCATATCGGTATAGATTCTTGTTTTTGAATCAATCGGAGAATATCATCTTTATGTTTGCTTAATGACTTATCTACCTCTGTAATACTTTTCTGCCCCTTTTTATTCGGCTTCAGAGGAAATCCTGCTTCCAGTACAATCTTCTCATTTTCCAAAATGTCCGCCGGTGTGCCCTTACGTTGGTCTACCGCTGTGCCTACAACCGCCTTATACGCTTTTTCGAGACGGGGCGCTAGAGGAACTTCAATCCAGCGTACTTTATCGCCATACAGCTCCTTGGCGCGACGATATGCTTCCTTTGAAAGTACGTTTGGCTGGCGGGTCCTTGCCGGCTGGCATTGGCGACTGTATAAAACAGTACGTGCTTCACTTGTATCCGTATATTCAAACAAATCGTGATCACGGCTCTTTAATTTGTTAAGATACCACTCCTTTACAATTTTTTCGACTTTTTCATCTGGCGCAAGTGCTGTCGGTGCGGCGACTGTGCGTGGTGCCTGGGATGCCTCTTTCTCTTCCTCTTCCTCTTCATCCTCCTCCTCTTCGTCCGCTTCGTCCTCCTCGGCGCTTTCCTGATTTCCTAACATATCAAGAAGTTGCATATCAAATGCCTGCTCTAACTCTGCCGGCGCCTCAGGTGCGGTCTCCTCTGTTACTGCCGCATCCGTCTCCACCACAGCCGCCTCCTCTTCCCTCGATTTTGCGACCTGTAAAGACTCTGCTGTCTCCGATAAGAACAATGTCATCAGTGTGAGCATACGTTCCAGGTCGCGTTGTGTCTCGCACCCCGTAATTAAAATACGATACTTCGGATGTTCGTTGTAAATACGTATGGCGGCGCCAACATTATATGCTGCTACGGTTGTATCCTCCTCCAATGTCTTCGGTTGCTTGGCGCTACACTTTGCGTCGCGAATAGCCAATTCCTTGATTCGTAAATCGTCGCCCGTATCACTCTTATACATAATTACGCGTTCTGAATGGCGTGATAACCAGTCGTCTTCTGCTTGCGCCGCCTCCTCTGGTGAAATTCCAAACTCCTTCACGAGCGCCTTAATATACGCGCCCTTGGGCACATCTACGTCTGTTTTATATCCGCGATTCAAATACAGTAGCGTCAAATAATTCATAACTGGATCGCTTGTCTGTACATAGTTACTCACCCCCTTGTATCGTAAAATAAGAGCGGCAGGCGGGGTTTCTCCCTCAAAGGGAGGGTCAATGGAAAACAGCGGTGAAAATGTATCTACACGGTTCACAAGTTCGACCTTACCAGGTTTTCGTCCTGCTAGATTTGTATTAAATTCATATTCAGCGGTGAGCTCGCAGAGTTTTAGATTAGCACTAGTAATCCCTTCCCACGGCGTTCCTTTCAACATATCGGCAAGAACACTATACGCTTTTTTGGTTGTTGCGGCGGATACACTCACACCGCGGCGCGGGGCTCCAATATACATCTCAGCGCTTCCGTCTTCATAAATTCGTATTGTCCAGCAAATACCTAAAACTTTTGAATCTTGAATCGGAAGTTTGATAAGGATCATTGCGCCCATATCGGTGGATGGCTTATCAGCCATCAAACTATCCAGCAGCTTCTGGTTTGTTATGAGGGGCTTGCCATCCTTATTTGTCGCAACTTTCACAATCGACGGCACGCGGTCCTTCTCCGAAAAAAATCGTAAAAACGGCTTTGATAGACTCGGTGTCATTTCATAGAATTTTAATTCTAAAAGTGACGATGTATAGCCTGGCGCCTGGGGTAAAATCGATTTATAAATATAGAGTTTCGTTAGTTCAGGTTGGTCGGCACTCTGTACAGTTGCCGACGTGACACCCTGTTCGAGACGCTCGAATCGCTTATCAATATAATTACGGTAGTCATTGAGTGTCTGGATGGCGGTTTTGTCCATCCGCAAAGTTTTAGGGACGGCACGGAGTTGCGGAAAATAGAGTTTTATAAACCCTTCAAAGATAGGCTCAGTTAATGGTTGATCCACCTGTAATAATGATTCCAAGGTCCAAACATGTACAGTTGGAGTTGGAGTATTAAAAAGCGTAGAATCGAGTGTCACACCACTATAAAGTGTTGGAAACACCGGCTTTTTAGCATCATCCTCATAAATACGAGAATCTGGTTGCCGTAAGACAGTCGAATCCTGCGGATTGAGAAGCCCCTCCGCTTTTAGGAACGGCCAAGTAAACTCCAAAGGTTTGAAATGATTCGGCGTGGTTTCTAAGGCGATAAAAAGCTGATTTGGTGCCGAGGTTCCCAACGTGGCGGCGATACGTTGTTTTAGATTGAAAAGCGTCTCAAATGGATAAAGCTTGGCAAAGTTTGTTTTATCAAGTTCTACGATACGGGTCTCATCTAAATGAGACAGTATCGTAACAGCCCGCGGTCCCAACGATGGTAACCGGGACGGTTCTATTATGTCCATTGCTACTGTGGTTTACGTTTTGAATTATTGGATTTATTCCTTTAATCCATCCTCAACAGTCTCCTTATATTTCGGAGAGTCCGTAATATGAACACCGCAGTATTCAACAGGATGCGCCGCAAAATTGGTATATTGATACACTCCCGTCGCTTCTGCCTGTTCTAACAGCCAGGCAAAGTGATTCCAAAACTCTGGTGTATGTCCGATAGAGCTGGTGCCGACGTGACTCATTTCGTGTAGCGCAACAAATACAACAATATTCTCTTGTACAAGTTCCTCCTTCTCATCGCGCTGCCGTAAGCACATAAAAATCTGCTCGCCCTTATTCACTGAGTATGATGTATACTGCGCATCAGGCGTTGATTCGCTAAAGCGTTGTGCCGAACAGTCAAAATTATCAATCATTTGTTTCACGAACGGTTTCTCATAATATTTAATTTTAAGGTACTCGCGGAGTTTAAGAAGACGTCCTCGCACACGAGCAAGACGATCCGCCGCATCCTGCTTATCGGGAAGATTACGGACAAGATACATTTCGCCGTCCACAGTGGACTTCGTGAGTGCCACAGGATACTTTGAGTCCCTCATAGCCAGCCCAGCGTAGCCCATACCAAGTATACCGGTCAGGAAAGCCCAAGGGAGGATGGAATCGTTCATATGGCTTTTCCTTACTTTAGGCGGTACAAAATTGAGTTTGATGTGCTGACGCCTGTGCTTTCTAACAATGGGGTTTGAGTATATGATACTTTACGCTGAAAAGCCGGATGCGCTAGTGGCGAAGGTGTCGGCGGCGGTAGCGGAGAACTGGCATCCTTGTGGCGGTGTAGCGGTGGCGACTGTCGTTACATCTGTGGATGCGGATGGACGGTATATAAATGCGATTTCGTTCTATCAGGCAATGGTGCGCGAGGGCGGTCCGCCTATTGTCATTCCTACGTCGGCTTTGTATACATAAGGTTAGTTGTCGGGAGTTTCAATGTGTTTAGATTGAATAAAATTGATACTATTTTTCATTCTAAAGAGCATAACAATGATGCCAGATGATTGGAAAGATGTACCTAAAAAAAGTAAGTTAACCCCTTGGAGAGAGCACCTTAAGAACAAAATGGTGCATCTGATTGCAGATAATACTGAAAGTGAAACATCCAATACATCTATTCCAATTGAGAATAATGAAAATCCTTTAATATTGGAGAATGTGCCGTCTGAACGTGAAATTAAGAAAAGTAAGACACAACTTAAAAAGGATATGGCGGCAGCAAAGCTAGTGATAAAACTGGAGGCAAAAGCAGTAGAAGCAAGAAATACACCATCTATAGCATCATGGGAACTTGAATTAAAAAAAGATGAGGCTCGTCGTATATATGAAACTATACAAGAAAAACTATTTTCTCTAATTAAAGTGTATCTACCTGAAGGTACCATCGAAACAAAAGACTTTTGTACATTAATGGGATACATAACAACATTGAGAAAACGGATACCATATCTTAATGAAAAATTTAATGCACATACTCTTGGAGATATTAGAAATATTCGCAATGATATTGCACACAATAATCCGTCTACAGAAAAGGAATTAAATAAAAGCATTAGATTGCTGACAAAGTTTCGTGATTTCTTTGGTATTAAACCGACGATAGTGCCTCTACGAGTTATGGCGTGTAAACATTGTAATACAATTATTACACGGACTGCTCAACCGACTAAAAAGCATACAGACCTATCTGGTACCGAACTTGATATTTGTAGAACGTACGATGTTCAATCGGGGGGTGTGGGAGGTTATACTGATGTGCGGGGCGAAGCATCCCGTGAGAACACCTGGTACGATTCGTGGATATGGACTTATACAATTTGTGCAAAATGTTATAAAAATGGGCGTGTGGTATGCCTTGGTTTTCGTTTTGATTGGGCACCTGAAGAGCTCGTCGATTTATCAACATGTAAGGTGAAATATATGTTAGAACAGGAGTCCATGGTTGTAATGGGCACTGCGGGATCAATAACCGATTTAACACATATTGTATCAGATGGAAAAATACGGCATCATCATTACGGGTTGTTTGAACGAGAGCTTGTGGAGGTTTGAAATAGATGAACAATGTTCAACTTTTTCAAAATGCAAGGGGGTACTGTAAAACCATTTTTGGGTGTTTGATTTTTGGTTTTAAGCGATTTCGAGCACACGTCTGTTGACATCCGGTTCTATAGTGCTGTTGAGCCAAGGGCTCACGTTCACCTGCGGGTTCGGTGGCTCCGAGCGGAGATCCCAAGACGCGTTACGCAGCGACTGTCCAACCGTGTTGACACCGATGAGCGCACCGGCATTGAGGAAGTTCTTGCCGGCAATATCACCCGCGCCCATCGGGTTCACCTGCGCCCACTTCGAGTTGGGGTCATTCGGCAGCAGCTCCTGAGGCTGGAGCTGGTTCTTGGGGTAGCAGTTAGACGGCGTCGACGCCGCGGCGAACGGCATAGGGGAAGGGGTATCCTCGAAGCCCTCGTTGTTATTGTTATTATTCTTAGGGGTATCGGGGCTTACCGTTGTGCCTAGCGGCGTGGCGTTCTGGTGCGCATTCATAATACGGGCGAGGTCAACCGGTCCTGGGTTGGGGAAGGCGTTTGCGGGGGTGCCCGTCATCGACTGGGGACCAGTGGTGCTGACAACGGCACCGGAATTCTGGAACCCCTCACGGTGGTGTTTACGCTTTAGGAGTCCGCCGAGGGTGGGATCTAACACAAAAAACAGACCTAGGGCAACTAAAACGGCTAGACCGACAAGGAGCGGTGTTCGCGAAGACATTTTCTCTAATTCCCTTGTTTGTATTTTTTTTACGCCTCGCTGTTTGTCGATTCATCATCATCGGTCACCCAATCGCTAAATTGGGACTCATCGTCGGACACTTCGTATTTTCCAAAAAAGTTTGACATCGCCATTAAAGCTTTCTGTCTCGCTTCGTCGGCGGTCCGGAAGAGGACCTTTACTTGTTCCTTCGCGTCCGCCTTCTCTTTTGCTATTAATGCCGGGCTACGTAAGGTTACGGGATTGGTGTCGGTGGTGGTTGCCTCGAGATCATTAACTTCTTCAATATCACTTGCGCCAATCGGATTTACCTGCGCCCACTTGGAGTTCGGGTTGTATGTTAGTAATTCCTTTACCGGAACAGCCGGAGTCTGCCAATCAAAGTCAATCACCTCGCCCTGGGTATCCTTCTCCACGAACTTCACGGCAAACTTTGGTGAAATGGTAGACCGGGTAATTAGAATACCAATTAACTCCAAATCGACAATAGAGTTGGTATAAGCGCCCATCTTCACATCAAAGAAAAACTCTTTCTCTGTATACTCACTCCAGTGAGGAGTATCATCTGTATCGTAAACCATACCCCATCGTGGCGTAATACGTTGTAGCGACTCGTACGACGGCTTGTTCTTAAACAGCGTCTCCGTCTTCGTCAGCTCGTTAAGAACAGTCTGTTCAAGCTTATCAAACTTCTGTTGTACTGATGCCTCGGGAAGAATTGTAAGTTTGCTATTCATTCGTAGACGTACGCCTAGACTGACGGGTTTTGCCACAGGCACGTAAAAATAGACGTTATTGCCATCGGCACGACGTTCCGGGACTCCAAACATTGGTTCTGTTTGGAACTGCGATGTACGTTGAAAAATAGTTCCGCACCCCATCTCAATGAGTGCGTCCCCGCGCGATCGTTATACTGAAGCGACTGGTGATGTGGCAGAGCATATTGGTGATAAGATACTACTGTTACTGAAGTCTCCCGAAAATCAAGCACGAATCCAATCCGTATTAGACCCGATTATTTCACATATTATCAATCGTATTTTTCCATATATACTGTTATCAGCAATACTCTTTTTGATTTTATTTATTTTAACAATTGGAACATTTTATATGGTCATGCGTACATCAGCAACAATGAGTTATAGCACCAAGATATCAGACCTCTAAAGAGGTAAGGATTGAAACAGTTTACGGAACTCATCAGCATCCATCTCCTTCAGATGATTTGTACGTAATTCGTCCAGGTAAAGAGTCTCGGTAGAAATTACGTCCTTATCTCCCTTCTTCCACGCGGACCACTTTATCCACTGCTTCTCACTCATCAGATCTTCTACTGTCTCATTTCGCCCATTAAGCATATCAATTGCCCTATCGTACGGAAGGACGTTCTTAACATGAATAGACTCAAGTGCCTTATGAAGATTGCCCTTATACTTAATCGTAAAGTACGATTGCTTGAACGGTAGCGACTTTGCCTTGTTTGTATAATCGGATCCCATCAGAACACACATCTCCAAGAACTGTAAGTACGTAAGCCCAGCGTGATGGAGAATATTGTTTAGCTCGTACGCAATCCAGCCTGTGGTGTCGCCTGGTACACCCATACGCTCTGGAACAAGAAGCGTATGGACGCCGCGTGCCAGTAAGTCCATATCATTGCTCATCACGGCATCCAACTCACCACGGCGCATCAGATACGCCAGCACATTGTCTGCCTCGCCATTCGCACTGAGGAAGATTACGCCCGCTGCATATAGCAGTCGCTTCACCTCGTCCCGCTCATCCGTCCTCACATAGACTGAATTCGCCGTGAGATTGCCAATTTCCTTCGTAAGTGTATCACGTTGCTCTTTTGTCATATCAATATTCTCAATGTCGGTCGCCAGCTGCTGCCGCTTCATGTCATTCTTCAGCCGTTCCTCTTTCCGTTGACGAATGGTCTCAAGTTTCTCGTCTGGCGGCTTACCGTCAAAGACCGGTACAGGTATAATATTGTATTCCCTACATTTCGCAATCAGATGCGCAATGTAAGTAATTGGATGTATGTTGTTGGCTTTCGCCTTGTAGAGGAAACCAAGAATGTCTATGCCGACACGTTTCTTGGCGAAAGAAGCCCAAAGGGGTGCTTTAACAGCGGGCGGCGCCGCCCATCGTATCCAGCCAGTTAATCCGCGGATACCCATCGTAAGAAAGTAGGAATTCTAGGAAGTCTAGAGTTTCTTGTAGTTTCGGAGTACTGAATCGATACTTAGAGCGTAGAGGGGTCAATTTTTTCAAGGAATACTCATTCGCATGCTCATATCTTGCGGAACGGTGCGTTTTGCTAGACTACGTAAACGCTCCAATTCAGGTGTTACCAAACCGCATATAACATATTGTTTTTCTTGCGGCGTTTTCCCTTGACCAAATGCCCATAAAAATTCAAAATGAGGGGCTAACGCCGCTTTCAACACATAATACGCAAATACACTTGTATCTTCTTCCCATTTATGTGTTGCCCGTGCTAAAATCTGTGTTGCCTGGAAATCCTGCCATTCTCGCTGTTTGCGCCAATCGGTGCCATACCACACACATGCCAGCCATTCGGCATATAACTCTGTCCACGCTTCAAACAAATGGGGGTTTATCTTATCCGTCTTATTCATTTTCCAGCATGGCGCCGGTGTCGGTCCAAGATCCCAGTCCCACTTCATAGCATGAATCATTTCGTGTATAAGCACACGCTGCCATTCCTCTTTTCGATAAATAATAATGTTTGGTGTACCAACCTTCGTCCATCCACCATTCACTTCTAACCGTGTCGGCCACTGATTTGCTTTGAGTTTACGTGGGTCATCACGATACCATAAATAAATAGTAAATCTTGAGTTGGCGCCCAACCATGTAAGAATCGCATTTACTTCTTGGGCAATAACTTGACCTTTACTCGGTTCAGGAGTAATAAGAAATAATGTGCTTCCTTGTAAAAGAGTATACTTGAACCCTTGTATGCCTGGAGTTTCTAACAAAGAGAAGATGGATTGCTGTTCCCAGCCTCTAGCTATCTGCCTTTTTGCTTCGTCGAACTCGTACGGGCTTAGCGGGCGTGGGGTTGGTTGGAGTTGTAGTGGAGGCAGCTGAACTGCTCTGATCAGGGCTAGTGCCGACTCCGCCGACCGGCTCTGGGATGAGCTCATTTTGTACTGGTATGTCTTTTTTATGTATTTGTGTTTGTGCTGGTTTTTGTGGTGGCAGCGGCGTTGAATGCGTGCGCACCGTTTCAAACAGGAAGAGTACAGCGGATTCGAGCGAAAGTGGTGTACGGTATGAGGTATGAGGCTCCGCTGTCGTGAGCGACTTCATCGCCAGCCAAAACACGTGGGGCTCTAAGAGAGTATATTGGCGCTGAATGGCGGCGGCGCAACTATCAATAATCTCGGGTCCCGTTTGACAGAAACTGAGTGCTTGATACACAATGGCGCGCAACCATTGAACGACTTTGAGATCGGGTTTTCTGGTCGACCTAGCATTCTGAATCAACAAAGCAATCATCTCATCGTAGAAATCCTGAATACGGCGCGGCCAGTTCACGGGAACTTGATTTGGCAGATACTTCTGAATCTCTTCTACGCGTTCGGGTCGTCCTTCGCATTTATCATATGCGATTTGCGTAGCAAAGCGTGGAGGGACTGCCAACTGCCACTCTTGAAGAGACATACGTGGCATACGATATCTCACAAAGGCGTCATCTAGGAGTGCCAGGGGACCGGTCATTTCGCGTGCGGTGAGCCATAGCATTCCTGCCGCCTCGGGTGGTAGAACAAACTGCTGAATGATGGCACGGACACGAATCGCGGCGGCTAAAGAAAGACTATGAGCGCGTCTTAGAACTACGAGTTTTCGTGATGACGATCGTAGACTGTTTAGCACGTCGCCGCTAGAGAAGAAACTCGTCAGCAGGTCGCCGATAATCTGCTTATCTTGCATTGATAAGTTCGGAATATCAATTTCGAAATGGTAGGGGCTCGTAAAAACACGGGCTTCATAACTATCACCGACAGTGAAAGTTCGAGTTTCCAAGGGATATGTAATCTTCCCCTTATTCTCCGTTTCAATCAAGCGTCGGAGTTCTTTCGTTTTGCCGGTTCCCGCCGGACCAAGAAATAAGAAGGGAATATCCAATCGCTTCATAATTACTGAATATGATGAAGTGATGGGTTTAGACGGTATGTGCCTTGATTTATTATTTGCAGCTTTAGCTGCAACCAATAAATTACGGCAACAGACCGTGCCAGACGGTATGTGCCTTGATTTATTATTTGCAGCTTTAGCTGCAACCAATAAATTACGGCAACAGACCGTGCCAGACGGTATGGCGGCTACTGGGTCTACTGAGTACCTGCCGCTAACGTATCGCGTAAATTGCTGATGGTGACCGTTGAAATACTCGCGGCAATGAGCGCGCACGGTAAAATAATAATCATTACAATTCCAAGTATAAACTGAATCATATTTGCCGGATTGTGGCTAAAGTGATAAAGCGCCAACGCATACGCAATCAGCGATGCTACAAAACTAAATACAGTTATAATTGCCAGAAGTTTTGTATTTTGCGAGGAATCCTTTGGCATCAGTGTACCAAATGTCACGCCAACAACAATGACTAACATTGCGCAGATGACCACCGAAATAATGTAAGGAGCGTTAAACGACATACTCTATTATATGTAAAGTTAGTTTATCGGCGTTTGCCTCCCACTTTTGCCACCGTTTTTACCGTATCACCAAATGCCGTAGCAAAACCGTCCCATTTGATACCCGTGCCGGGTGGCGTCGATATAACAACCACAATTCCACATAATATCAGAATAGATACAATAAGCGGCATAAAGAAACGGGTGAAAAACACATCTTTAATGACGGGCTCTCCGTTTTTGTTCCTCATAGACGATGAGTTACTACAAGAGGCTGGCTCCATTTACAATGGTTCATCTTTTTCTAATCTTAATATAAGAGGACGCCCAAAATGTCTACTTTTCAGTGTAGCCCTGCGTTACACCGCCGGGATGGAGAGACCTGTTTGCCTACGGACGCGCTTGAACGCCTAGCACGCACGTGGAACAAAACGCACCCCCGGCATAAAATCAGCATTTCGCAGACACGGAAAGCAGAACCGCACACTGATGTTGATGTAGGTGGAAGGGCAAAACCGAAACAAACACGGCATGTACGAAAGAGTAAACCCAAATCAACCGATTTAACACTCTGGAATCAACTACGTGAAAAGATGAAATCACACTACAAATGCGAAACCGAGTTCTGTGCTATTAAGAAAATACCTGGATTGTCTGACAAGGATAAAAGAGAGTTAAAGAGCTATTTCAAACCCGAAAAGCCCCAAAAATGGGATAAGAAACCCACCGACTGGCTTGATAGTTATAATATTGAAGACGTGATGAAACAGTACGAAGCCGCCTATCCGTTTTTCGAGTTCATCGGACCCGTGCCTATTGACTTCGACGCAAAAGATGAGAATGCGTGGGGAAAGTGTATTGTCAATGAACTCTGCCGGCTCGATTTACAGGAATCGGCGAAGAAGGGCAAAACGAAGATCGGCGTGATTTTCAATCTAGATCCGCACGACGAACCAGGCTCACATTGGGTATGCGCTTTTATCGACCTCGAAAAGGGCAACGCGTACTACTTTGATTCGTATGGCTATGAGCCTCCCGATGAAATTTCGCGACTTCTCAAGCGCTGTAAAGACCAAGGATGTAAGAATATTTATTATAATGATATCCGTCATCAACGTAAGGGGTCCGAATGTGGTATGTATTCCCTCTTTGTGATTATATGCCTGCTAAGCGGCAAAGAGTTCACCGATATTTGTAAAAACGTGATTGATGATGATAGAATGAATAAGTTTCGCGATATTGTATTTGCCGAAGAAAAACCGCGAAAGGGAGCGCTTGAAGAGGCGGTCAAAACTCTCTGTATTTGATTCGTCGAGCGTTCCGTTTAAAATTTACGATATATGTTGGTAGTTTAGAAAGATGTCCGGACGACCCAGCGGTCCGCAACAGAACTTGTTTCTAAACGGAGCAAATTACTCCAAAATCGTAGGATTCCTACGTACACGCTATTCGAAGAAAATGGGTCTTTCGGCACTACCCGAAAAGGTCGATGAGAAACTCCAAAAGTATACCCAGCACTTTATGACAGAAGTTGCCCGTGTTCAGGGGCAAGATAAGCCCGCCAATGCGCTCGCTACCGAAGTGATTCGTGAGACAGAAACGTCTATGGATTCTTGGCTACGCAAGCAGCAGGCGGCACAGCCCCCCACAACCATCTCAGTCGGCACCTACCCCCGCGGTGACGATGTATCAAAACTCTTCCAGGACACGAGCACGCGCTATGATAATATGATGGCTGCGCGTGCACCTATTCCTATTCCGCAGGTCGGTCTTCCCGATTTTCGTGCGCCCGAGCCCGAACTTGACGAAGAGGAGGATCCTGTATTGTTAATGCAACGTGAATCGAAGCGCCGCGAGGACCAGGCGCGCGCCCTTGGTATCCCCATCGCACCGCCTGGACCGTCGTTTCCTAACAATGAGGTTCGACGCGCCCAAAACGGTGCTGCCTCAGTTATGCCACCTCGTATGGAAATCCGTGAAGAGGCGCCCCCCTCGGCAACGCAGCCTATCCCGCCTCAAGCCGACCCGCCGCCGCCGCTGCTTGCTCCCCGCCCTCAGGACTATATCATCCCGCAGGAGGACGTCGTTAAGTACCGCGAGACCGAGTATAATGTCTTTATTACGAGCTCCGACCGTAACTGGTTAGTAAATACAGCCGAAAACCGCTATAACTTCTCTGTCATTTTCAATACCGGTAATACTACGGGAGCGCTCGGCTATAATAGCGCCGTCCAGCAGCGCTTCCGCAATATTCAGCGTATTGAGTTTGTAAAGGCAATTGTACCGATTGAGTCACTCACGGCGCTTGTACGTGTGCCTGCTGCGGGCTCCTACGATACTAGCCGTGTTGTCAATATCTTTTCTCTCCCCTTCGCCGGTGTCCGTATCGCAGAGCTCAATAACAACTCCTTTTCTACAAATCCCGAAGAGGATAATACCTTTGCGATTGTTCAGTACGATACGACCTGGTCCTCCGATCTATATGTGCCTCAGTCGTATCTGCCATCGACCTCTGCCGGCTTTGCCAATGTTCCTGCCGATAAGACCGGTTACACCGGTTTTATTCCGAAGTTCCTTAAGACTCAACGTATATATACACCGACGCCGCTAGCGACCCTGAACCGTCTAACAATTCGTATGGAGCGGCATAATACGGAGCTCATTAGCAATGACCCTGATGTATTCTTTATCAGCCGTATTCAGCTCAGCGATCTAATCACAAACTTCGGCGGCACCGGCACTACAAGCGACAATACAAACTACTCCAGCGTTACGGGCACAAATACCGAGAATCCCTATATCTTCATCAAGACAACAAACTACTTCTTATTCAGTGCCATTTCTGAAGGTGATATCATTAATATTCAGGGCTGTACGGTTACGCCGTCTGGTACTCTCACTGCCAGTGGCGCAGTAGACTTCACGAACTTCATCAATCAGCCTGTCGGTCAATATGTTGTTGCCACTGGCTATATCAATGTCTCTGGTGGCAATTCCACCATTAATCTGGGACGTAATAACGCCGGATACTGTAACGTTATCATTATTCGCAACCGCTTCGACAATCCTGCTACCACGGGTGGCACGACGCGCAATCAGGGTCCCTCCTATTTCGGCGGATTCCTATCTGAGGAGGAGAATGGCACAAGCGGCTCTACTGCGGGTCTCACCTATATCCTCAACCAAACGGCGACTACACAGAGCGGCTGTGCTCTCATCAACACGAGCCGTCAGACGAATTTCGTTCTACGTATTATCACCCGTGATATGGATTCGACATCCAATATCCGCCCCGATAATGTCTAAATCCTTGTTTTCATTTCCCGAACTCTACCGATATTATTTTGATGTAATTTGGTAGAGGCATGCTGAGCATAGTTATTGTAATTTTGCTCGTGGTTGCTTTTATAGTAACCTTTGTTGTCCCCTTTGCGCGCCGTAAAGCGGAAGGATTTACATCTGAACGTGATTCTATGATTCAGGTCGGACGTCGAATGTATAATGACCTAGGCATTAGCTTAGATCCTATATTACCAACATTTGCCGTTGCGCCTGTTGATATTGATAATGATACCACTCTTACAACGTCTCAATATGTAGATAAATTTAATTCACTCACAAACGCTCAAAATACTGAGATTCGGCACGCTCTAGTAAGCCCTACGCTTGATCCTACAGTGCGGTCCCCTACAAATATAGGACTTTCTATGGATATTGTTAAAAACCAACTACCACCACCAAATGATGTTATAATTAATGCACGCAAATGTGAAAATAATCTGAAAGGTCGTTCTAGTTGCTCAAAGTTAGATGATCCAACATATTCAGATTGTGGCATTTGTATTGATGCTGGTACGCGATTCAATGGAACCAGTCCCAAAACATTTATCGGCGGTTTACTCTCTCTAAAACAAGACCGCGACGAAGCGATTGATTCTGCTTCTGGCAAAAATCCTGTATATTACCCAAGCCTTGGAAAATGCCCGCCTGGTATGTTCTACGTTGACTCTAAGTCCTGTCAAAAGGCTGTAAATCAACTAAATTGTAAAGAAATCGGTCAGACAGGCGGCTTTCAGGGTGGTCGAACAAAGGAGGGTCTTAAGATACCCACGGTATCGTGCGCACAGGCTCCCGTAGCAAATGAGTTTATCTATCAACCCGCCGATAAAAAATACGATGTAAATCTACGATTCCTAGCCCCCTTCGGCACGGGTATAAATATAGCAGTTGTCACCCACGTTCCTACAAATCGCACATTTAAGGCGTCCGGCATAGGAGGAGAAGAATTTACACTCTTAATTCGTGGAGTACAAGAGCAGGACCAAGTGGATATTATGGTTGCGCAGGAAGAGCCGCATCGTCCAAATGGCAAGGCAGAAGTCTTCCAAGCTATAATTCCAACATCGACAAGTTCTCTGTATAAGATTCCCAAAGAAGTCGCCGCCGGTATATGCCAACGTATTGGCACACAAATTGCTACAAATGGACAGGTTGCTAACGCATATGTAGCTGGATTACAGTCAAAGTATTGTGGTAGAGTTGGAGATAAAGAAGAAACTGTATATTCTATACAATCCGGCATGCCGCCATTTTCACTTGTTGGCAATCGCTCGCAATCCGGCTTCTGTGATTCAACTATGGAAGCCCAGGGCGTCGGTGTATGGTGCTACGGATTCAAGCCTACAAAATCTATCAATACAAGTATGATTAATACAGTGATAAACGACTTTTTTCAATCGTTTGGTACAGATGCGCAGCCGGCACAAGATAGTAGCATATATAGTCAATACTCCACTCCTGATAGTAATGACCCACCTGGAGTATCAGAGCGCGCCATTCTTATTCAATGGGAGATGGTCGGCTCAAAGAACCGCGTCGTATCATTCCAGCCTACAATTACCCAAGTGAACGGAATGTCCATAAAAACAAATCGTAATACTCTTCGTATGTTTGGTCCGTTTTCGAAGAGCTCACTTATCCGTGGTCCAGCTTGGAATTCGAAATCAACAATGCAAAAGAGTCAGTTCTGGTTTTGGAGCAATATTTCTAAATCGACCACTGCTACATTCTCCGCAATTGTTCCCGCATATCTTGCCAATCCTTATTACGCTGATGATGCTAAGCGTGTACCAATGGGACCCCTTATTACAAACCCTGTCTCTGCGAATTTACTCAAAACATCGCCCTGCTTTGCTGACGATCAGTCTTCGGGTAAATATAGTATATCTTGCTTACTTGATCTTTTCCACGGCGCAGGTGGCGATTCTACAAAGGGAACGCTTGCGAAAGAGGGCGGCGGGCTATCACAACTCAATAAATACGGCGATTTATCGGATATTAGCGCCTATCTGGACGACCTCTATATTACAGCCACCACCGGCAAAGATGGCAATGGTAATA